AATCATCGATCAAAATCTGAGCTACTTGAACGCCAGACTGAGCCAATATCTTGACCGTATTGGCTTACCCCATACTGTGGTGTTTATGAATGACCTAAGTGTCAACATCACCGAACTAGGTAGAGAACTAGACTTTGACAACTTGTCAAGAGGTGAACGTAATCGTTTGATACTTTCACTGTCATGGTCATTCCGTGATGTGTGGGAAAGTTTATATCAACCAATCAACTTGTTGTTTATCGATGAATTAATTGATAGTGGCATGGATGCTAGTGGTGTAGAGAACGCCATGGCTATCCTTAAGAAGATGTCACGTGATTCACATAAATCAATTTGGCTAGTATCGCACAGAGATGAGCTAGGTGGTCGTGTTAATAATGTCCTAACTGTGGTAAAAGAAAACGGTTTTACAAGTTATAACACAGATGTTGAGGTAAAATAGTTGTGACACAAATTGCTATAGCGGCAGTACCTTATGTAGACACCATTGAACCCATTATGGCTCCGGGCCTACTTAAAGCAGTGTTGGCCGAGAAAAATATAGATTCTACTGCTATTGATCTAAACATTGATATTGTAAATTATGTTACAAAACATACCCATAGTGATAAACTACTAGATTTTTTCTACAGTCAAATAATACACCCCGAAGTAGTTGGTGACATTCACTATCTAATTAATTATTGTTCTAACAAAATTCTTAGCACAAACAGCCCTATTGTAGCTTTAAGTTTATTAACTTATAGTTGCCAAATTTTTACTCGTTGGTTGTGCGCTGATTTAAAACAAAAAAGCTCAACTATTAAAATTGTTATCGGGGGAACAGGTATTAAAAACTTTGTAGCTGACAATAATACCGCATTCGTCTATCAATTAAAGGATTTAAATCTAATAGATGATTTTATTTACGGTGACGGTGAACAAAGTTTAGTAGAGTATACAAAAGGTAATACAGATTACCCTGGAATAAATCAATTTAATTGGATTCCGGTGCCCGATTTAAATGCACTACCAATGCCCGACTATTCAGACTATGATTTTTCATCTTACGGAAAAATATTAATTCCTGTGTGTGATAGCCGCGGTTGTGTTCGCAATTGTGAATTCTGCGACATTATCGAACACTGGCAAAAATTCCAATTTAGGACAGCAGAAAATATTTTTAACGAAATGATTGAGCAGTATAAGAAATATAATATCACCTATTTTAGTTTTAGAAGTAGTTTAGTCAATGGTAACTTAAAAGAGTTCCGTAAATTAGTTAAACTTATTGCTGAATTTAACTTTACCTTAGAAGAAAAAGATAAACTCGGGTGGGAAGGTTATTATATTATTAGAAATTTCAAAGCACATCCTCCCGAACTATGGGCTGATATTAAGGACAGTAATGGCAAACTAGTAATTGGAGTAGAAAGCGTAGTAACGCACATACGTCACGGTATGGGCAAAAACTTTGACAATGAAGACATTGATTATCATTTAGAAATGGCTAAACAATACAAAGTGCCATTGGTCTTATTAATGATAGTTGCATATCCTACAGAAACACTAGCAGATTTTGAATTTACAAAACAATGGTTTAGAGAAAGATCACAGTATGCTGATAGTGTGGATCTTGTTAATCTAGCATTTGCCGGTATACTACCCGGAACCGAATTAGATCGTCGCAGCGACGATTACGGTATTAAAAAAGGAAAATTTCCTAGTATTTGGATTAATCAAAATCTTAATATTACGCCAACCGATCGAAAAAATTATCTAAGAGAACTTAACCAAGTTTGTAGACAGGCCGGATTTAATGCGATAACCAACGAACAAACACTAGAACACACAACTGATGAAATCTGATAATTTAAAATTTGAATTATATTTTGGTCAATGCCATGGATCAATGATTGTTAATATTTTTGACAACAATGGGTTGATTTCTACTCTTGAGAATCAAGTTGGGGCTGTTACATTCTCACACGATTTAACTTTTCCTAATACATTAAAATTTGTGTTGACTAACAAAAACTCAAAATTTGATACAGAAGTTCAAGATGGAAAAATAATTGCCGACAAGTATGTCCAGCTAACTAACATGTCAGTTGGCAATATTCCTGTAGGGTCGCTTAATTTGCTTAAACTCTGCGATTACTGTCACAACAATCAACACACCACCAGTGTATATTGGTCATTCAATGGTACTGTTAACATAGATTTTAATACTGAAGATTTTTTAATGTGGCATTTAACTAACAACAATAAATTTGAGATATAATAATTTTTAACTATAATACCATAGACGAGTATCAAATTGAAATTACAACCAATTGTAATGCGGCTTGTCCGCAGTGTCCTCGCAACGTCAATGGCGGTGGGGTTAATCCGCATTTACCTATAGTATATTTAGATCGCCAGACCATTGATCGTTCTTTCCCTAGAGAATTAGTCAGTAGATTACGACAGGTATTTTTCTGTGGTAGCTATGGTGATCCTATTGCACACCCTGACTTCCTAGACATACTTAGAGATTTCCGCAGTAAGAGTCCCACAGTGTGGTTATACTTACATACCAATGGTGGCATACGTAGTCCTGAATGGTGGACGGAACTTGCAGGTATATTAAACGGCTACGGTAAAATAGATTTTGGCATCGACGGACTAGAAGATACTAATCATTTATATAGGCGTAATGTCGGTTGGAATAAAGTTATGGCCAATACCTCTGCTTTTATTTCCGCAGGCGGTAAAGCACAATGGAACTATATTGTATTTCGTCATAACGAACATCAAGTCGATCTAGCAAAACAACTAAGTCAAGACATGGGATTTGAATCGTTCTTACCTCGCAATACAGGTAGATTTTTTAATCATGCCCTAGTAGAAGAAATGACCGCATGGCCCGCACCTGGATATACGTTAGAACCACCAGTTAATCCACAGTATAAAAATAGTTCAATGATTAGGTTGACAGAGTTGAAGAATGAGTACAATAATATACACGACTACTTTGATTCTACAAAAATTCGTTGTGATGCATTATTAGGAAAGAAAGTAGCTATAACAGGTGAGGGGTTAGTTATGCCTTGTAATTTCTTTACACATAATCTATACGACAAGAGATTTCATGACGCAGATACCTTACCCGGACATAACAAATTAAGTAACATAAATGGTAAGAATCAAATACAAGAATTAATCAAACAGTATGGTCGCACCAATTTAGACATACACTATAATTCATTGGAAGATATATTTGCTAATGGATTTTGGCAACATATCGTTGATAGTTGGACTAAAGATTTAGCCAATGGTAGAATATTTGAATGTGCCATGACCTGTGGTAGTAAATTATCCAAGGTGTGGGATCAGGGAGGTAGTATAAGATGACGATGTTAGTAACAGGTGGTAATCGTGGATTAGGATTAACGTTGGTTGATCATTTTTCTGCGGACTCTATAAGCCGTGCAGACGGGTTAGATATAACTAAAGATATCAAAGCAATAGCAGAAAAATCATTAGCTTATGATATTTTTGTTAATAATGCATTTGATGGCCCTCCGCACGAACCTTGGGCTAATTTTGCTCAGACTAATTTATTATACGAAATTTATCAACTATGGAAATCTAATGATAAATCTGGCTATATTTTTAATATTGGTAGCGTAGGTGAAAAATCTATTGTAGTACCAGAACCCATGTTTGAAACCTATCGCACTAGTAAGGCAGCACTAGCACATGCTAGTAAGCAGTGTACCGCTGCTTTTAAAAATGATCTAGTCAAGTTTAAAACTACATTAATTACGTTGGATAGACTTGATACTGAAATATCTAGATCTCGACCCTCATGGACTGGGAACGGTATAAATTGCCAGGACGTGGCAAAATTTATTAATTATGCTACTAACATTAATAGTAATAGTTGTGTAGAAGAAGTAACAATCTATATAAATTTTAACAGTAAATAAAACCATCGATGTTAAAATTAGCCAATCAAGATATTAAAGTTTTACATATAGAATCAACAGATGCTTGTAACGCAGCCTGCCCCCAATGTGCTAGAGAAACTGATACAAATTTTAATAAAAATGATCTACATCATCTGACCGTAGACCAAATAAAAGAATTAGTCAATGTTGAGACTATTAAAAATCTTAATAAGCTATATATGTGCGGTGACTATGGTGATCCGGCGGCTGGCAAGCATACCTTAGAAATTTATCGTTACTTTAGAACTATAAATCCCACAATAACATTGGGCATGAATACCAATGGCGGATTACGCGACACTGATTGGTGGCAAGAACTAGCTGAGATTATGTATCAAGATAATCCTTATCCACAAGAATATGTAGTTTTTAGTATTGATGGATTAGCCGATACCAATCATATCTACAGAGTAAATGTTAATTGGAAAAAAGTTATGGCTAATGCACAGGCATTTATTTCTGCAGGTGGCTGTGCCCATTGGGAAATGTTGGTGTTTGAACACAACCAATATCAGGTTGACCAAGCACAACAGACAGCAAAAGATATGGGATTTAAATGGTTTCGTGCTAAAGTTAGCAAAAGATTTAAAACACACCCTATAGAATTTTTAAAGCCACCGGAAGCATGGAAGGATCCAACTGTAAATGAGGGGAAAATTGATTGCCAGGCAATCAAAGAATCTAGTCTTTATATATCAGCTAAAGGTATAATATATCCTTGTTGTTGGTTAGGAACCAGTGAAAATTCTATAGATAAGTTTGATAGTATACAAAAATATTGGAATAGTAGTGCTCAAAATACAATTTGTGCTGAGACCTGTACTAAAAATGTATCAGGAACTAGTTTTATCAATCAATGGCAAAGATCAATAGAATTTCAATTTACATCGTAGATAAAATAAATTAAACTATATATGATATAGAAGGAGAATATTATGGCAGGCGGAGCAACAGCAAGAGTTCACCCAAGTAAAAGACACAATCATCCACTGCAATATAAAAGTGGTAAACCAAGATTACGTCCATTGAATATTGCACAATTAACAGCATTAATAGATAAAACACAGCGTAAAAAAGATAAATCAAAGATTAGCAAAGAAATCGCTAGGAAACAAGCAAGATTAGTAGTATAATTTTTAAAAAGGAAAAGTAAAATGGCAATTCATGATGATATTTTAGCGGCAGTTGAGTTATACAAAGCAGAATCAGAAAAATTTGAAGGCAAAGGTGTCAAGGCTTCAGCGGCACGTGCTCGTGGCGCATTAGGTGATCTAGCTAAACTAGCAAAAGCTAGACGTGCAGAAATCCAAGATAAGAAAAATGCAATGACAGGCAAGTAATATGACATATGATCATCCTTGGACTTATAATGGAGTACCTTTTGAGTCTGAGGATATCAATGAGTATTATGGCTTTATATATAGAATAACTAATACTGTTAACGGTCATGATTACGTTGGCAGAAAATACTTTAAGACAATCAAAAAGAGACCACCTCTAAAAGGAAAGAAAAACAAGCGCAGGGAAACAGTTGAAACTGATTGGAAAGAATACTGGGGCTCAAGTCCTAGACTCCAAGCAGATATCGACCTACTAGGCAAGGACAAGTTCACTCGTGAGATCATACATCTATGTGAGTCGCGTGGCGAAACTAACTACTTGGAAGCCTATTACCAGTTTAAGGAAGATGTATTGTTACGTGAAAACAACTACAATGGCATCATACAGATTAGACTAGGTAAGAATTCCGTAAAAGATTTAAAAATTAACAAATAAAGGTCGTTAGATGGTATCTGTATTGTTTTCTGGATGTTCTCTTGTAGTTGGTACAGAATTAGATGAAACATCAGAAAAATCTAAAAACCACCCCGGAAATTTTTGTAACATATTAACGGAAAATTTATTTGGTAATAAAACAAAAATAAACAATATAGCAGTTGGTGGGTATTCAAACGAACGTATTTTTTTAGATACCGCATTTGAATTAACGCAGACACAATATGATTATATTTTTGTTGGGTGGACCTCTTTACATAGATATGTATTTTGGATGGGATTAGAATTATATGAATCAAAGCGAAGTTTAATACCGGGACAACCAGTGAGTACATTAAACTCTCATAAAGGTAACGATATTTCTTGGTCACAAAATCAATTAGAGTCATTCCAAAATTATTTTTTATTATTAAATCATGCACACTATTACATACGTGATTTGATATCATATGTTAATATTTTAATTGATTTAGCAGAAACTAAAAAATCTAAGATATTTTTTATTAATAATATGTTACCATGGGATTCGGGATATTTTAATTATAACAAGTTTACAGAAATTATACCATCACAATTGACTGATTATTCAAATGAATTACTAAACAGTAAAACACGTGATGATCAGGAAATCACTGCACTATATCATATGATGCACGAACATTATATTGAAAAAGGTGGAATTCAGGAAAATCATTGGCTCAACTTGTATCAGAGTTTTTTTAATATGCGTATTGATTTTACCAAAGACAATATACACCCGGGACATAAAAGTCATAAACAATTTGCAGAATTTTTAACAGAAGAATTTAAGAAACATAATTAGCCACTATCGCAGTTAATACTGTGTCATGAGGAGATCGTGCTACGTTTAAGTACCGCACGTGGAACGTGTAGATAAGACTACACACATGACGGCAAGGCAATATCAATTAGGTGTAAAAACCAAAAGATTCAGGCTCTGAAACAAACCAACCTGAGAGCAAAAACATAGTTGGCTAACTACGGCTATGTGAGCTACCGCCAGATAAATCTAGAGTAGGGGGTACCGGCTGACCGC